GATCAGGGGCAACCACGATGACCGTTACGATAAGTACCTTGCTGCCCATGCTGCTGCTTTTGAAGGCATGGGTGCCTTTAGTCTTCAGGACCAGTTTATAGATTGGCCCATGACCTACCGGCTCGATGTCGGTGATGTGTCTTTCGTCCACCGCTACCACGGCGGAATTCACGCAGGCTACAATAACGCCATGAAGGCGGGGCGATCCATTATCAGCGGCGATACTCACGCCTTGGATGTGCGTCCCCTGAACCACTGGTCCAAGCGCCTCTATGGCGTTCAGACGGGGATGCTGGGCGACCCGAATTGGCCACAGTTCAACTATCGGCTGGGCATCCCAGGTCACCAGCAGCAGGGCTTTATTGTCCTGACTTGGCGCGACGGCGCACTGGCGCCCCCGGAAACTTGCGAGGTGGTGGACGGCGCCGCATGGTTCCGGGGCCAGGTAATTTGCGGACGGGTTCGCATCAAAGCCGGGAGGGGGTAAACCATGCGCCGGGTGAAGATCGTCGATGAGGCGGAGAACGGGGAACACCCCGAAATCAGCTTTCAGGAAGCCGCTAATCAGCTTATGGCCCGCGCCCTGGCGGATGGGGCGGTGGCGATGATGCTGGTCTGGGAAACCCCTGGCAGTTTCAAGTTCGCCGCCGTGCCTTACTCTCATGCGGTGCTGCGCGGCTTGTCTGACGCGGCTTACAGCGATCTGTGGATTAAACCTGAAGAAACGGAAGACGAATAATGGAGTTGCCTAAAATCACCCCGCTTGTGCAATTTGCAACCGCCGCTTTTGCTTTGGCGGTTGGGGGTTATTCGGCTGGCGAAAAGTTTGGCTGGTTTAAGAATGAAATCATCATTTGGGCGCCAGAACACTTTAAAATTGAGCCTGCTAAGATTGGGCAGCCTGTTACAGTAACTGTAGCGCGTATCAAACGGCGGGATGATTGTTCCGTGGAAGGGTTTGATGTGACGGTGAGAGATAGCGCCAGTGTTATACACGCCGCTACACCGAGCATGACGCGATTTACGGGGCCAGCAGGGCCAGAGGTTGATACATTCACCTATTTATTGGACATATCCGATAAAGAAACGATAGCGGCTGGTAGGGCAACATTGCTTGCCACCATTAAATATAAATGCCCTGAAGGTGAAAGAACTGTAACCTACCCACGGCATCAAAACCTAACCTTTATGCTGGAGAAATAGTGTGGACCAACTCCTTAACCTTGTTCGCACGGTTGCCCCGAGTATCGCCACCGCTGTTGGCGGACCGCTGGCTGGTATGGCCACGCGCGCCATTTCTGAGGCTTTATTAGGTAAGCCGGATGGCACCGAAGACGAACTTGTACAAGCTGCCTCCAAAGCCACGCCAGAACAACTTCTGGCGCTGAAGCAGGCTGAACAAGAGTTCGCCGTTAAGATGCGGGAACTAGACATTGACCTGGAACGCATTGCCAATGCTGACCGGGATAGCGCGCGAAACCGTGAAATCGCCACCAAGGATTGGACGCCCCGTATCCTAGCGGGTTTGATAACCACCGGATACTTTGGCGCCTTGTTTTTTATGCTGAAGAATGGGCTTCCCACACATGGCGGGTCTGAGGCTATGTTGGTGATGCTTGGCACCCTGGGGACTGCCTGGGGTGGTGTGGTGGCTTATTATTTTGGGTCTTCTGCTGGCAGTAAAGAAAAGACCGAAGCGATGAATAGGATGGCACGGAAATGAAAGAAGCATTCCCACACGCCCTAAAGACAATCCTTCACCATGAAGGTGGTTGGGCTGACCACCCGAAAGACCCCGGCGGGGCAACCATGAAGGGTGTGACGCTGAACACCTATTCCAAATTCATTGGCCGCGACGCAACCAAAGATGAACTGAAGGCAATATCCGATGAGCAACTGGAGCAAATTTACCGTAGCCTTTACTGGAACCGTGCTGCTTGTGATCAGCTACCTACTGGCGTTGATCTGGTTGTGTTTGATATGGCCGTTAACTCAGGCCCTGGTCGCGCTGTCAAACTTTTGCAGGAAATTGTGGGCAGTACGCCAGATGGAGGAATTGGGCCGCAAACTTTGGCGGCAGTGGCGAAACAGAACCCATTATCTCTGATTAAGCAGTATTCAGAAGCACGCCGGGTTTTTTACAAAAGCCTTGGCGCGTATATCACCTTCGGCAAGGGATGGCTTCGCCGTGTCGATGAAGTGGAAGCTGAAGCCATTAAAATGCAAGGATCAAAAGCATGAAACCGACTAAGGCTGACAAGAAGATTTCCAAAGTTTTCAGAGAATACAAGGCCGGCAAATTGCACTCCGGCTCCAAGAAAGGCCCTGTGGTGAAATCCGAAAAGCAGGCTCTCGCCATTGCTCTTTCTGAGGCTGGTAAATCCCGCAAGAAGTGACTATATTGCGCTTACCGGGTTCTCCTGCCCGGCGGGTAGCATGACGTTTCCTCTTGCGATAAACTAAAACCCCGGCCTAGCGCCGGGGTTCTTTTTTGTGGCCGCTGCTACCATAGCCGCCGGGTTCATAAGGCGTATCAGTAGGCCGGTGGCTTTTACATCTGATACACCGCCGATTGTGCGGCCCTTCGCTCCAAAACATTTCGCCGCATGATAGGCACTTGCGTTCCTTGTCGAAGACGTTTTCATACTTAGTTGAATGGTGTGTTTTATTCCACCATCGCTTTACTGTCTCAGTATCCACCTTAAAAAGCGCGGCGATCTGGTGGAAGGTTTCGCCGCGTTGCAAGGCTCCACCGATATATGTTTCCCGCGCCCTTCTCACTTCTGGGTGAATGGCGCGGCCAGGTCCGTAGCGTAAAGGGGCGCGGGGTTTGGTCATTCCTTTTGTTCTCCTTCAACGCGATCTCTTTCCGCGTCGAGAATTGAGTTGATGAACTTTTCGTGCTGGAGCCCTTCCAGGAATAAGACACCTTCGTATCCGTAGATAGAAGCGGCCCACTCGCAAATCGCCGCCCGCAGCTTTTCGATTTCGTCGACGGCTTCTTGGTAATTAGATAGATAAGCATGGTTTGAGGCGGCGAGTTTCGCGTTCTCCGCCCGCAGCTTATCGTTCTCTGCCCGCAGCGCATCACGCTCTGCTGCTAAAGCTCTTAACATATTCGAAGCGTCTACCTCAGTCGCCCTCCAAGTTGACCCGCTGACCCCGGATAATTGGAGGTTATACGCTATTTCTTCCGCGCGCTTTGTGCTTGTGTCACTCATTCCTTTTCTCCCAGCGCCGCGCGCGTTTCCGGTTTCAACTTGTCCCAATCACCGCGCCAGACATGGGCGGCTAGGTCTTTGATAACGGCATTTAGGAGATTATGTTTTGCTTCCGCCTCATCCAATATACATCTAAGCCGCTCAATTACTTCAACAGCCTCTTTGATGTCGCTGAGTAGATATTGGGGGCGCACCTGAGGGCTTGTGTGATTTAAGATGTCCTGAATGCGCGCTTCAACATTACTCATTACTCCACCCTCCAAACGGTTGTGCCTTTAGGTGTTACCCTGGTGGTAAACTTCTTCGGCACCAGCATCCGGTTTTGCCGGGATGTGATGGACGCCATTGAGGCGGGCTTCACCTTGGCGCCAGAGACATAGAAACTTTCGCCAACCTCCAGCCGATCGAACGGATACTTGCTGCCAGGTGGCCTACCACGCTGGCGCTTCGGCGGAATTGGTACGTCCTTCATGATTTCAATTTTCATCTTCATCTGTCCATGTTCCTTTAATCTGCTGTTTAACTGCGTTGATTGCCTGCCACAGAACCCGGTCCTGGTCGGAGAGTCGCACCCATACGTCCCAGTTTGACCGCAAGGCGTCGAACTCCTGTGGCTTGTTGTTCGCCTTGATCAAAGCCCGCTTCATTAGTCCTTCCTCCGCCATCAACATAACGGTATTCAGTAGGCGCATTCTTTCGCGCTGTTGCGGTGTCACGACTGTAAACTCCATTGGTTCCGACGACGTACCTGTAGCCTTCTTCCTGTAACCACTTCGCCGCCGCCTTTATGCTGGCGAAGGCGGCGAGTGGGCGCCAGGCTGGTTGGCTGATGTCGTCCACCTCCACAAACAGGTCAGTTTGCGAAGGGATGTTGCTGGTCATTTTGATGGACACGCGGACGGTGTTCATGCGATTTTCTTTGTTTGTTGGTTGGTTTTTTGAGCAACCGTCCATTTCCCAGAATTAAGGCGGTAATTAGCCATCTCAATTGAACCGGTAGACCGCCCTAAGATTTCAGCGACTTCTGACACTGTTTTGCCGCGCTTATTCAACGTTTTCAGTAATTCTATTTCTTGCTCTTGCCAGTATTTCGGGCGTTGCTTTTTCTGCGTTATTGGCGCAGGCAAAAGTTCAATCTTTTGGATTTCACGTTCTCCTAGGAACGCCACCATTTCTTTTGCCAAGGTGATAGCTTCTTTTGGGGTAGAGGCTTTATCAAAAGCCATCTTCAAGATTTCCATCTTATTCATTACCGGGTTCTCCACTTGCTGTTGCGATGCCTGCTGCTTTTTGGCGGGCAGCAGCTTCCGCCTCCATCAGTCCCCACTTCAACTCATCCCGCACCTTGGCGAGACTGTCATAGGAACCATTCGAGAAACAGAAATCATCCGCATACTGAATGCGAACCAGTTCGTTCTCAGCTATCGCCAGCTTGGCGCGCAGGGTTTCTATATCGCTCAATTCATGTCCTCCTTCACAAGATGCTGAATGGCATCCGTCAGCAAATCCGCTGACCGCTTTGCGACGCTGTTCTCTGTTCCGTGGTCCGTAACATCGTAAATGAAGCAGGCTAAAGCCATGGTGGCAGCGAATATGACGTCACTCACATTTTCGCCGTTGCCGTTCTCGAAGATTGCGCGCTTCATTTTCTCTGACACCTCGGACAGGTGTTCCGCCTTTGCGTCGCTCATGCGCCAGCCATCGCAAACAGAACGATGAGCAACAGCAGACACGCGGCAAAGCCCAAGCCTTGCAGGACGGCTAAAATCCACCAGGCGGCGGAGCGATGTTTCAAGTAATCCATGATGGTTCCTCTTGCGTTGCAGGCTTGATTGCCTGGACATGACGAAAACACGGACTAAAAACTACGTCAAGTGAAAAAATGCGCTTGACACGAAAAATTATGAGGCATAGGATTCGCCTTATGGATCACCTCCCCTATCGAAAGCTGTTGCAGCAGAACGGCTACACGCTCCGCGATCTGGCTGAGGCGGCTGGCGTATCAACCGCCACCGCCAGCCGGTGGCTTATCTGGCTGACATATCGCGGTGAATATGGGGGTATTGCGCCGCCTATCGTGCGGCTGATACCTGTTATTGAAATGTGCGCTACCGATGAGGTAACGCCAAACCAGATTTGGGCACATATCTGTACCGGACATCGTGACGGACATTTGCCCTCCAAGGATGCGCGCGATGAGGTAGCGCGAAACAAGATTTGGGCAAATATCTGTACCGGACATCCGGACGGACATTTGCCCGAAAAGGCTGCGCGCGATGAAAACTAGCCTCCCACTCATCGCGCGCCCGGAAGCCTGGCGCGACTACGAACCCGCGACGGGCTTCCGGTCAAATCCGCACGGTGCGGATACCTCCGCCAGCACTTTCAATATCCCCTCCCGAACTGTGCTGGCGGGGGTTCAACCGTGAGAACCTGTATCACCATTCCTATCGAACCCGTTGCCAAGGGGCGCCCGCGATTCGGCAAGCACGGCGCCTATACGCCAGCCAAGACCCGGAAGGCAGAGGAAACAATTCGGGCATTTATTTCCCCTTTCGAGTCGTTTGGCTCCGTGCCGGTCTGTGTTGATGTCATGGTTCTGATGCCGATCCCGAAATCCTGGCCGAAGAAAAAGCAGGAAGCGGCGCTGGCGGGCGACATTGAACACACAGGCAAGCCCGATCTGGACAACCTGGCGAAACTGGTCCTCGATGCCGCCAACGGCATCCTGTGGGACGACGATAGCCAGATTATCAAGCTACACCTTTCAAAGATGTACTCGGGCAAGCCCGGTTATATCCTAATCATCGAGGCAAACCCGTGACCCAAGACCCCTTCGCAACGCATGGCATTGGCCATTTATCCGCCAGCAGCCTGAACACATACGCCAGCCAGCCCGCCGCCTGGGCCATGTCCTACCTGTTGAAGCGGCGCCTGCCGGTGGGGGCTTCGGCCCATCGCGGTACCGCCATTGAGGCAGGCGTATCGGCGGGTCTGTTCGATCCGGCCAAGCCGGTGGAAGATTGCATCGCCATTGCTCTGGCCGAATATGACAGGCTGACTGCCTTATCTGGCGATCCCCGCCGGGAAGCGCAGCGTAAAGTGGTGCAAGATACCGTACCCGTAGCACTCACGGAACTTCGCCAGTATGGCATCCCGACTGCGCCGGAAGAAGGCCAGCACCAGCACAAGATCAGCAAGCCACTAGGCGAGGGTCTGCCCGATCTGGTGGGATATCTGGATTTCTATTGGGAAAATCATGGGCTGGTGCTGGACCTGAAGACCACGGAACGGGTGCCGGGCCAGATTTCCAGCAGCCATGCGCGCCAGGGCGCCGGGTATGTGGTGAATACTAATCAAATCTGCCGATTCGCGTACTGCTCACCAAAGAAGGTGGCGGTGTATCAGCTTGAAGGGGTGGCGGATCACTGGGCGCACCTTCAGGCTATTGCCAACCGGCTGCGCCGGTTCCTGGCGATCTCGGCGGATAAGAATGAATTAATCAGTTTGCTGGTACCGGATGTAGATAGTTTCTACTGGTCCGATCCAGCCGCAGAGGCAGCCCGTAAGGAAATCTACGGGATGTAAACACGAAGCGCCAACGTGTTCAAATTTGGCGCATTTTTAGACATCTGGAGCATTTAGATGGGTTTAGGTCTTTCAATTGGTGGC